CCACGCGTTGCTGCGCCTCCTGAGCTTTGTAGCGACCGCGCACCGCGTTGCCAAACTCTCGAAATGTGAGGTCATACAGAAGGCAAGGACTGAGGCCTAACAGCCCCAGCCCAAGCTCTTCTATTTCGTCCCATTCAAGTGGTGTGTTGTCTCCTGGTTCTCCGTTTTTTTTTGCGGAGTCATGGAGGCCTCAATCACCTCGACAACAGCAGTCAAATCCTGCACGTCAATTAGTCCCAGAAAGTCGTCCACTTCCATGTCAAAGGTCATGCCCTGCTTCTTGCAGCCCTCCTGCACAAAGTAGTACAGCAGCTCGGGCATCAGTGTGACGTCCTCGCTGTCGATGTTGGCCACCTTGTGTCCAGTCGCTTGCTCAAAGCTGCGCCATGCGCGCATGTTGGCCTTGACTGGGAATGTCCGTCCGTCTAGGGTAATCGTCATGCGCTAGCTGTAAACGTTGGCGCTGTAACGCACTCCAATGTTGCAGTGTACGACGCGTTGTCCTCGGTGCCTGCGCTCAGCTCTAAGCTGGTGCAGTAAGCCTCAAAATCAATGTCCATGTCGTCTGTAATTTCAGAGTCGTCGGACTGCTGATAAGACGCAATAGTAACGTCAAGCTTCTGCCCTGTCTCCATATCTGCGAACAAGTCCTCGTAACCGTTAGTGGCGTCCGCTGCGTAGAACGCGGTGAACGTCACTGTCAACACTTTAAGGCCGGGCAAAATTGCGCGGTAGCCGCCGTTGTCTTTTGTTGTGGTGTCACGTGTCTCAGTGCTAAAAGACACAGACAAATCTGTGAGGTGGTCGACCAGTACTGGTGCCACTCCGTCGTTTGCGAACGACACCCGAAGCTGGGAGCCGTTCATAATTCCTGCTGTTGCTGCCATTATTTCTCGTTGTTGGGTTTGATGCGATCTGCAATAATCATATTAATCAGACTGTCCAGATATCCAAAAATCTGGTTGTCTTTTTCTGTGGGTGTGAGGTTAATCACAACCTTCACAAATGCCATGAGGCCAAGGATAAGCTCAGCCCAGTTGTTTAGTATAAAGTCGTTCATCAGTAAATATCGTAATATGCGTTGATGTTGTTTTCAATGCCTGTGAAGTTAGCCGATTGATTGCTGCCATAAATAATCATTTCAAAGGCGCGGTCAGATCCTAATACAGCACCCGTGCCTGTAAAAATGTATGTATCTGGATGGATTTGACGGGTGCCTGGATTTGTTGTGGCTCCTGTTAAATCAGTCGCTCCGTTTAATCTAAGTTCAGTGTTAGCAGCATCAGCATACACAGAGTGCAAATACTGCTGGCCATTGGTGTAATCCAAGGTGCCAATCATTGTATCTCCACCAGCTCTAAATTGTTGATGGCCTCCGCTTGCCGACCACAAAACGTAGTTAAACATGATGCGCCGCACAGCATCAAGACGCGCAACAGCAAATGCGGTAAATGGTTGCGGCACTTGGACAGGCGGATTGTATTCGGCGTTAAGACACTCAATATAATAGTTTCGGTCGTTGTCTTTTAATGCTACTCCGTTTTCTACGATCTGGCCCTGTTTGGTACTGTCCGTCTGCACTAGGTCATTGCTGTTAGCTTGGTCGTACCAGCGCGACACGTAACCGTCTGTGCCGCTGCAAAATGCTTGCAACGCTACCACGTCTAAGTTGCCGTAGTCGTCAAAACCAATGTCCTGCTCTGTGTCGTCACTGTCGCGCCTGACCTTAACTGCTGGGCCTGTATAGTTGAAATCCAGCTGACGCAGGCTAAACGCCATAGTTGCGCCGCTGTAGTTGTCAAATAAGTACACTGGCCGTGGCAACACAGGTGTGGTACGCACGGTGTAGTCCTGCACGCTAATAAATAGATTGCGCTCAGCGCTGACCTCTGTCACCTCGTTTGTGTACTTAATCGACTGCACCGACACAGTGTCAAACACAATCTTGCTCTTGCGACTCAGCGCCGCCCGCACCTTGTCTGCAAGGTCGTTGGCTGCTGCATAGGTGTCACCCACGCTAAACACCTCCAGCTGCGCCTCGTCTACTGGCGCGCTGTCCTTGGTGTCGATGGGCGTGTTAGACACAACGCTGTAAACGACGTAAGGCGTCGCAGCGCCCTCCTCTGCCAGCTCTGGGTAGATGCGCGTGCCGACCAACGCAGACACTGCGCTGTCGTCCTTTAGCATGCTGTATATGGCTGCTCCTACCTTCATTTCATCCAGCGTTCAAATTCCTGACGCAGCAAGCGGTTGCGCAGCTGCTTCATGCGGTTGCTTGTCGCCTTCTGTGTGCGAGAAAACAGGCCCTGGTTACGTGCTGGGCCAAAGCCGCTGCCGTTCTCCACAATGCTTGCAAACCAGCCGTTCTGCCTGTTGCGCTTTAGGCTACCACCTTTGCGGCTTGTCTTTGGACCTGCCAGCGTGATCGCCTTGTTGCTGCGTCTAAACGTCTTAATGCTGCGACGCAGTGTGCCTGGTCGCGTCATGGTGCGCACGTTCTTGCGCTCGCCGTCTTTGCTGCCTTGGTTGCGCCCTGGGCCTGTGCCTTTGTTGTAGACGTAGATGTCGTCCTTTGCGTCCTTAATGTTGGCACGCAGCGCGACGTTGTACACCTCAGCCACGCGCTCGTCGATGGCGCGCAGCTTCTGTGCGTCTTTCTCGCTCCACTTGGCCAAGCGCTCAATTTTGCGCTCCAGCTCCTTCATGCCGTCTATCTTGATAGCCGCCATCACTCAGATACTACGCGTTCAGTGATAAAGTGCAGCTCGCTCTTGCGGCCAATCTCCTGCACAGCCAAGATGTTGTAGATGTCGCCGCCGTAGCTGATGCGGTACTTGGGCGTCACGGCGCGCGTCTCCGTGCTGCTGCGCACGCGCCACGTCACGCGGTTAGTGCTCGTCTCTTGCTCCTGCAGCACAGCGCTGCTGGCGGCTTTGTTGTCCAGCGCAGCCCACACCGTGGCATAGGTAGACCAGGACGGCACAGTTTGGCCGTACACGTCCGCAGTGCGCGAGGCGCTCTGTATGACGATGCGTCTATCTAAAAAGCCGATGTTCACTGCCTGTGGTCAATAATGCGTTCAACACTCAGCAGCGACTCCACTGCCATAGGCACCTGCACAGGCGTTGTGCCCGTCACTACTGCGCGCCTGTTCTCATACCAGTGCGCCACCAGCATCTTCACCGCGTGCTTGACGTTGGCCGATTCCTCGACGCCCACCGCAGCCGTCACGCGTACTGGGTGCGCGTTGTATGTCTCTAGGTCTGGCGTGTCGTGGAAGTAGATCATCATGCTGCCGTCTGTTGCGGCACCGATGTAGTACTTGTCAGTGCTCAGCGTCTGCTCTGCGCCTGTTGTGTCGTCGTACTTGACGTGTGTGATGGCGGTCACTGGCCCGTAAGCCAGTGCTGCGTTGCGCCACCGTTCAACGTGAAACACTGCGGAGCCGCCCGCTGTGAAGCTGCGGTTGCAGTAGTCCTCAACCCATGCCACTGCCGCGTCCAATAACGCCGTAATTGTGGTGTCCTCGTCGCTTGAGTCAACGCGCAAAAACTCCTTAGCGTCCGCCAATGTGACGACGTTAATGCCTGTTGTGTGTGCTGGACGTACTACGTGCATGGTAATGTAAAAAAAAGGAAGCCCAGCCCAATTGCCAGGCTTCCCGTGTTAGTCAATCTTATGCGAAGTCCTTAGTGTAGGCCAATGCACCTGCCTGGCGCACGTCCACGTCGTAGAACTTGTTCACGTGCAAAGCAATCTGAGCTGTGCCTGCGTTGCTGTATGGGTCAACCAAGAGGTCAATACCACCAAAGAACGCGAGCACCATGCCCAAGCTAAAGTCACCGAACAACAACGCACCCAAACCAGCGCCGCCAGCATCAGCGTCAACCAAATTTGGAGTAAAGTATGTGCTGTAGCCGTCAATGCTGTTGTTGTTGACCAAAGCGCTGACAGAAGCGACAGCAGCTTCACCCTTCACAATCTCCATAGCAGAAGGTGAGCCAACAAATGCGCAGCGTGACAAATCGCCACCAGCGGCCAACACAGCCTTCTGCATAGCAAACACGTCTGAAGATGCCAGCGCAACATCAGCCTTGTCCACGATAGTACCAGCAGAAGCGGCAGCCTTAGCAAACACAGCCTTGTCAATAGTCTCGTTGATACCAGCAGCCAACTCGCGTGAGATCATAGCGTCCACCTGAGCACCGCCCTGCAGAATCAACTGCTTGCTGTACTTAGTGTTGGCAGCCACACGGATTGGCGAGAGTGTCACCTCGTCCAGTTCCAAGCCTGATGCAGCATCAGCGGAAACTTCTGTTTCCTCGGTACCTGCAGCCTTGGCAGAAACGCGTGGGAACTTCAAGTTACCAGTGGCGTTGTTGATGGTAGTGACACCGACGCGCTCAGCCATAGTAGGAGTGCGCAGGGCGTCAATCACGCCAGGGACAGAAGTAGCAACAAAGCCAGAGCCGTCACCGCTGTCAGCTTGGAAGTCGTCGGCAGCACCAGCACGAAACAATGCTGACGCTGGAATACCAACCTGGCCGCTCATCTGCAGGCCGCGCATCTGGTACTCTTTAGCCGCCTCCTGCGCCCACTCAGCTTCTGCGCCTTCGAGTGCCTTGCCAAAGCTGGCAGCTTGCACAGCACGGCTGAGGCTGAAAGAGCGGTTGATTTTGTTGATTTCCTTGGCTTCAGACACTGACGCGCCGCCCATCTGGGCCTGGCGTGCGATCATGTCTTCGTGAGCCTGGCGGCGTGCAATCTTGCCGTCGAGGCGCTCAACCTCGCGCTTGCACAGGTCGGCTTCTTCTTGTTCGTTGTTGGTCCAGTCGCGATTTTCAGTTTCTGCGACGTTCACCAACTCTTCAAAGCGGTCCGCGTGCTTAGCGCGCACTGCCTTCATCTCGTTGAGATTCATAGTTTTTTGAATTTGTGGTTCGTTTGTAGTTGTATCTGTATCAGCTACCGCTTCTGCGACAGCGTCGTCAAGCTCAAGCTGTTGATCACGCGCCTGCACCGTGGCGGCTGCGTATGCTGGATAAGTCACAGGTGACACATCCAACAACTGCCGCACCTTATCTACGCTGCGCACGGTGCGCTCTTCGTTCCAGCTCTGGTCTTTGATTGTAAA